GTGTGTGTATTGCCGCTTTTTTTTGATATTGAAAAATTTTTTTGAAAAAACTTAGGAGGTAACATGGCGAAAATAGCCGCAGAATACGTAAAAATCGATGAATTAAACGAGTGGGAAAATAACCCGCGCAAAAATGACAGCGCTGTAGATGAGGTAGCCGAGAGCATAAAACGCTTCGGATTCTCTGCGCCGATCATCGCTCGAAAAGAGGACAAAATGATTATAGCGGGTCATACTCGTTATAAGGCAGCGAAGAAATTAGGACTCGTAGAGATCCCCGTTCGATTTATGGATCTTGATATGGTAGATGCGCAGCTATTAGCCATAGCCGATAACAAATTGAATGAGAGGGCAGAATGGGATACGGAGCTATTAGAGCAAGTATTAAACGAGCTAGCAGACGAGGATCTAAGTAATCTAGGATTCGATGATGATGAGCTAAATAACTTTCTGGAAAACCTAGAGAGCGAGGAAGAAAGCGAGAGAGAGCCGATCGAATTAGAGCCAGTAGAGATAAATCTCGATTTTAAGCTATTAAAGGGTAACTGCCTCGAGAAATTACAAGAGCTAGACGACTGCTCTATAGACAGCATCGTAACCGATCCCCCGTACGAATTGGGCTTTATGGGTAAAGCGTGGGATAGCACAGGGATCGCCTACTCTGTAGAGCTATGGGCGGAATGCCTGCGAGTATTAAAGCCCGGCGGTCATCTGGTAGCTTTCTCTGGATCTCGTACTGTCTTTCCGATGGGCGTAGCTTTACAGGATGCAGGCTTCGAGGTGCGCGATATGATTAGCTGGATCTACACGTCCGGATTTCCGAAAAGTCTAGATATATCTAAGGCATTAGAAAAAATAACAGGACTAGCACCAAAAAGAGAAATGCAATTGCGTTTTACTGAATGGATGAGATCAACAGGATTAAAAGCAAAGCAGATCAATCAATACACTGATACAAATATGGGATCGCATTATCTTTCTAGTAAATTACAGCCCGCAATACCTACAAGGGATCTATTTGAGAAGATGCGCCCATATATCTCGATCCCTGTTCCTGATTGGGTCGAGGATTATGTGAATCATAGAACAGTAGAAAGCGAGAATATGAAAAAGCGTAAAGTTATCGCAAGCAAGACTAAAGGAATTGGATCAAGTCATTGTGGACAGCAGGGCGCCTATGGCTTTAAAGATAACTTTAACATCACAGAACCACACAGCCTACAAGCGCAAAAATGGCAAGGATGGGGTACAGCGTTAAAGCCTGCTCAGGAGCCCGCCGTACTAGCTCGCAAGCCTATCGATCCGGACTGCTCTAGTATTGCTGAGAATGTTCTAAAGTGGGGAACAGGGGCGATCAATATAGACGCGGGGCGTTTCCCCTATGGCGATGATTGTCATTTCGGGGATAGCTCCGACTGTTCGGATCAGTGGGATCGGATACAATCAGAATCAAAAGGCGGATCAGTTCCGATCGTATCACAGAAAAGTATTGACTTAAATACCTATAAGCCGCAGGGCGGGCGCTGGCCTGCTAATGTCTATCAGTGCTCGAAGCCGCAGCGCGCCGAGAAAGAGGCAGGGCTAGAACATATACAAGGGAAAACAGGCGCAGAGGCTACACAGCGAAAAGAGGGATCGGACGGCTTGAATTCGCCCAGAGCGGGCGCGGGGCGTACTGCGGATCAGGTTAAAAATTTCCATCCTACCGTAAAGCCGATAAAATTAATGCGGTGGTTATGTAGATTATTAACGCCTGCGGGGGGTACTGTACTCGATCCTTTTCTGGGTAGCGGTACCACAGCAGTATCGGCTATATTAGAGGGCTTTAATGCGGTAGGCTGCGAAATGACCGCGGACTATTACCCTATAATAGAGGGTCGTATCAATTGGGCGAAAAAAGAATATAGAGATCAAGATCAAGAGGCGGAATAATGGCTAGAAAATCGAAATTTGTTAAACCAGTACGAGATCTTATTGTACAGGCTCTAAGGCTAGGCGCTACGTATGAGATCGCGGCAGAATATGCGGGAATTTCCCGCTCTACCCTCTATAATTGGATGGAGAGAGGGCAGAGAGAAAAGACGGGCGAATATAGGGCATTTCTGGACAGTATAAAACAGGCAGACGCGAAAGGGGCGATCGCTAATCTAGCTCTCGTAGAAACTGCCGCGAAGGCGGGGGACTGGAAAGCAGCGGCATGGCGATTAGAAAGGCGACATGGCTATACAAAAGATGCCTATTTTCAGAATCAGCAGAAAGAGAAAGAGCTAGCTCCTCTACCTAAAAATATCATAGACGTGTTACGATTACAGGCGGACGAATTACGAGGCTCGATCGCGCAGGCAAAAGAGGCTCAATCGTGGCAAGCCTACGCAGCGCTCCAGAAGCAATTTATTTCGATTCTAGCTCAGATCAGACAGATCGAAGCAGAGGAAAATATGGGCGATGAAATGGACGGCTTTACAGACGATCAACTAATCGCAGAGATTATGGGGGCTATTCTGTCTTTACCTCCGATACATAGGCAGAAATTAGAGAATGATATACTATCTACGAGAAACGTAATAGCGATTTCGAAAAATGAGATATAATTACTGTGAAATATGCAATTGCGATCCCTGCGATTGCGAGGATATGGGGCTTTTAAATGACTTTCGGAGAGTGGGCGCGCCGGCGGGTAGTACGTCTAGGAAAAAATATGGCATGGCTAGCTCGCGAAGTGGGGACGAGTCAGAGTACTCTTGTAAAGTGGCGAGCCGGATCGATGCCGAGAGTAGATTATTTTATCGGCGTATGCGCTGCGATAGCTCGAGAAAGCAATGTTTCAACGATGGAAATCATAGCCGAGGCGATAGAGGTATTAGGGATTTATGAGGGCAATACAGACAGCTACAAAGAAACTAAGAGTACTAAGAGATCGCACAGATAGAGATCCGCTAAAGTACTTTTGCCCTACACCGCCGCAGGAGGCATGGCTACGTGATCCGAAAAAAATTAAACTCTTGCTAGGCGGCAATCAGGTAGGGAAAACCTACGCGCAGACCGCCGAGCTATTATATCGCTGCCTCGGTACTCATCCGTACCTAAAAACCGATCCTCCGCCGATACAGGCTTTTCTAATTACACATAGCCATCAGCAGAGCATAACGATACAAGAGAAACTTTATAGCATGTGCCCTAAAGACTCGCTACATCCCTCTTGCGAATTCGTACCGGGTCGCGGATTTCGCGGAATTCATCCCGTAGTAAGGTTTAATAATGGCTCGATAATACACGTAAAAACAGCTAATCAGGGGCTAGGGCTAGCCTCGGCGACGGTTAGCTACGTAGCTATCGACGAGCCTGTTAGTAAAGACGTATGGGGCGAGCTATCGGCTCGAGTTTTACGGGGAGGATCGGGCGGATCAACGGGTACGATCGGCGTAACTATGACGCCCGTTGGACAGGACGTCAGCTATCTACAGAAGCTAGTAGAGGATGGAGTAGTTAGCTGTACTCAGGCACCTTTAACGGTAGAAATGACTACGCCTAAATTTTGCGATCCGATCATATCTCAGAATCAAATAGACGATATAGCCCGAACCTATCTACCCATAGACCGGGCAGCGCGGCTAAATGGGGATTGGAATGTAGGAATTCCAGAGGGTAGGATCTTCGACTGCTTTACGGAAAATATGATCTCGGCAGAGCCACCGCCGCATGGCAGAAACTACCAGATAGCGATCGGGATCGATCATGGCTCGAAGCCTAATACACAGGTAGCGATAGTATCGGCTCTCGATATGGCAGATCCTCAGAATCCATGGTGTTATGTACTCGATGAGTATATAGCGGGCGCCGCTCCGCCAGAAACCCATGTGCGTGGTATTTTAGCTATGTTAGCTCGTCATAACATCGAGCCAGCACAGGCAAATTGGACAGGGGATAACGTTCATTTCGGATCCAGAACAGGGGGATCGGGGAAAATGTCGAATTCGCTATTAATGCGAGCATTCGAGAAAGTTCTCGGCATGCCTCATCTGCCTTTCCGAATTCGTACTATCAAAAAGCCGCGTTATAGTGTATATTATGGCAGCGCGCTAATTCATTCGATCATGGCGCGCGGGCAGTTTTTTATTAGTCCAAATTGCAAGCGTACGATAATGTCGTTACAGAGATGGACAATGAAAAAAACCCAGTCAGAAAGATCTACGGACGAGTGGGGTCATTGTGTAGATGCCCTCCGTTATACGATCGTGCCGACTGTCGATCGATATAGATTTAACTCGCCTCAGGCTACTAAAATCAGGATGTACTAAAATGCAGAAACCAATAAAACCGCTAGCACCGACTCAAGAGGATCAGCGTAGATTTACTCATTCAGGATTGCGGCACCGGCTCATTACTGGAAATTGGGAGGACGATCTCGAGGATGAATTAGCCCGCCATCTACCCGCAGACCGCAGAGAGGCATGGGGCGCTGCTGATATGTCTAGTAATCCATTCGAACAGATTACGCGCCAGCTATCCGTACTCTACCATGAAACGCCTACCGTCACGAATTTGAACGGAAATATAGACGCCCTAGTAGCTCGCGAGGGACTAGTAACGCAGGCGGGGCTATGGCAGCTAATGCAGAGAGGGCAGCAGCTAATCCTCGGTTTAAATGAGGCAGTAGTGCGCATCGATGTTAATCCATACGATCCAGATTCAGAAATTAAAGCGCCTGCGATCCAGTACAGGATCGTAACGCCTGATTTTTTGTATTGCGAGAGCCATCCGGATCAGCCTGATATACCTGTCTATTATTGCGAGTATCGACTACGTAAAAATCCCGATGGCGGCTATATCTGGGTAGCGGATGTACTCGACGTACGAAACGTAAAGAATCCTAGCTTCGGGATGTACATTATCAATAATGATGGATCGCTAGGCGCCGATGTTAGCCAGATCTACATGGGATCCCCTGCTAAGACGGGAGACGATTACCCGTATAGAGATAGCAACGGCTACCCGTTTCTACCTCTGGTATTGTATCATGCAGAAAAAACCGGGCGTTTATGGGATACTTTTAACGGATCATCTCGAGTTTTCGGCTCTTTAACGTCGAGTACCCTTTATACAATGTGGTGCCATCTCGTCAAGGATGCATGCTGGGCTCAGAAGTATGTAGCGGGGCTATCTGTAGCTGGATTAAATCAGCTAGATCAAAATGATATAGCTCGTCGCTCTGCTATTGCTACCGATCCTAGCTCGATCCTCGTATTTACTCAGGATCCAGACGCTCAGGGTCAGCCCCTCGTAGGCTCCTTTTCGATTCCTACAGATCCGCATGCATTGCTAGAATCGATCTCAAAATACGAGATGCGAGTAGCCCTATCTTCTGGATTATCCCCGTCAGATATATCTAGGCAATCAGGAGATAGTAGATCGGGCTATGCCCTTGCTGTATCGAAATCAGGCCAGCGCGAGGCTCAAAAGAAATACGCCCCTGTTTTCCGGATGGGAGACGAGGAATTACTAGCTAAAACTGCTATGCTCGCTAATCGCTATCTAGGCGCTTCTTTACCTGAGTCAGGCTATAGAGTATCGTATCAATCTATGCCGCTAACACCGGAGGAAATGCGAGCGCAGAGAGAGGACATCATAGCGAAGCTAAACGCCGGATTAATCTCACCGGTAGAGGCAGTAATGATCATGCATCCAGACATGGACAGAAACGAGGCGATGCAATATTTAATACTAGTCCGTAAAGAGCGGGCTGAATTTCTTTAACCAATAAAACAGAGGTAACAACATGGAAGAAAGAGAAATAGAGGGCAAGATCTACGTATTAAAATCAGATATGGATACCGCGATCAAGTCACGAATTCAGAAACTAACAACGAAGATCAGCGCCCTAGAGAATGACAATTCTACATTACAAGAGCAGATCGATCTACAGTCTGGCAAGCTAGGCACGATCGATAATCTCAACGAGCAGATCAAGCAGCTAGGCGAGCAATTGACGAAATCAGAAAGCCGCTACTCTCGAGATATGGCTCTCTCTAAATTAGGTTTTCAGGATGACGATCTTAGAGAGTTAATAGACTGGTCCTATTCACGAGCTACAAAAGATCAAGAGGAGGCGCCTAGCTTGCTCGAGTGGGTCAATTCCATTAAAGCCGATCCATCGTTAGCGCCTGCATCGCTGCGCCCTCATTTCTCTACAGCAGAAACTAGCGCAGAATCAACAGCGCCCGCCCCAGAGAATACAGAATCGAAATTAGAGCCGGCTACTCAAGTAGAGCAAGCCCCGCCGCCTATCCCCCCGCGGACTAATGCCGGCGCAATTCCCGCGCCCTCTGCTAGCTCTGATTTACTCAAGAGAGCCGGCTCCGATTTCGACTTTTATAGACAGAACCGCGACGCGATCCGCAACGCGTGGAAAAATAGACGATAGGGGGCGATCATGTCGCTAAATTACAGTAGTTTAAACTCGTATCCGAGTATTAGAGTAGTTACGCTCAATACTCTAAATACATTAATCGAGCTACCGAGTACATCGAAGCGTATAACAATAACAGACATCAAGACAGATATGTATCTTTCCTTTTCTGGCGAGGATGCAGGGGCGCCCGTAGTCAATAAGCTAAAACTAGAACAAGGGCAATCTATGGAATTCAAGATCGCGAAGGGGAAAAACCGCGCTCGAGAGATCTATGTAGCCTCTGTAGCTGGATCGGGTACTATCGCGCTATTATTTGAGGAGGATTAGAGATGGCTCAGATCACTAGCTCGATGCGCCCCCGCTCGTATATGTTCGTTAATAGCAACTCGGTAACCATTACGCATAACCTCGGCTACATTCCTCTAGTACAAATTATCGTTAATGGCGCTCTAGTTATGGGCGATGTTAGCCATACATCGCCGGATGAATTGATCGTGACTTTCGTAAATGCAATTTCCGGCACTATCTACCTTAGATAATATACAGACGAGGGCGATCCTCATTAATCATTAATGGAGCTAAAACAATGCAATTTTTAAATACAACTAATACATTCGAGGGCGTAGTAGAATTAAACGCTACACCGACCGCAGCGTCACATGCTGTAAATAAATCCTGGGTCGAAGGTGCCGCTATTATGGGTATTCATTCAGACTCTCAAGTACATGCGGAAACTGTCGTAGTTAATGGAGAGAAACAACTCAAAATTAAATCCCTTGCGATTACAGACGTACAAGTAGATAGCGCTAGCGCCTCTCTCTCTGCATGGGTAACTGCAAATTATACTAATGGCAACGAAGTACAAGAGGGTGACATGATCATTCTTACAGGTACAGCGTCAGCCCGTCCAGAAACTTACATTCATAACGGCGGAAACGCTGGTACATCTGCCGACTTTACCGAGATCACAGGATCAGACGTCGAAGCCTCAGAAATTCGCGGCTTTTTGTCTGGTGGATATGGAATCAGCTATAACTCATCTACAGGCGAGATCGCTGTAACTAATGCAGACATTCGCGGGTTATTCTCTGGCGACGGTGTAGTAGCCTATGATAGTTCTAACGGTGCTTTCTCTTTTGCTGGAGATTCTGACGACGTGAGCGAAGGATCTACTAATCTCTATTATACAGATTCAAGATCTAGAAATGCGCTCTCTGTATCCGGTGCTGGCCTTAGCTATGACGCTGCTACTGGTGTTATCTCTATCGCTGTCGGAACCGATGATATCACAGAAGAAACAGCGTTATTTTACACAGATGCAAGATCTCGCGCTGCTCTATCTGCCGCTACTGTAGCCGGTCCAGATGTTCAATTGTTGAGCTATAGCTCCTCTACAGGTGCTTTATCTGTTCCTCTTTCTGGCGTATTTAATCAATTGTCAGCGGGTCAAGGTCTATCTTTCGATGGTGGCGGAGAGTACTCTCTCGATGCTAATACAGATGACATCCAAGAGCTAGCCGGCGCTACTAATTTATTCTTTACCGATGCAAGAGCAGCGGCAGCTATCACAGTAGGATCAGGGCTTGCTAAAACTGGCGGACAGATCTCTCTTGACGCTGATACGGATCTAGTGGGCGAGGGATCTTTAAATCTCTATTTTACCGAAGCAAGAGCACAAAATAGTATCCAAGCCGATCCTGCTTCCCATAACATGGTTACATACGCTAACGGTGACATTCTCGTATCTAAAAATGATTTCCGTAAAGTATTCTCTGCTCAAAACTTGAGCGCTAATACATGGCTAACATTGAACCATGCATTAGCTGAGCAACTTGTACATGTATCTTGTTATGATTCAAGCGGTAACTTGGTACAATTGGACGTACAATTGGTAGATGCTAATAACTGTAAAATTCGCTCTGCTATCGCTGTAACAGGCGCGGACGTAGTGGTATCTATCTAAGTTTTTCCTTAAAAACTGTTACCTCACATGTTTTCCCTCGCCTTTATTGGCGGGGGTTTTCATTTTTAGCAATTTGCATTTTAGAGAAATATGATATAAAATAATTCTCGAACCGACATGGGCAGGGTCGCGCCCGTTAATAGCAGATTAACCCGATCGAAAGTTCTCTAATTTAAACTCAAAATTTAACTAATAAAATAATGGTGCGATAATGACTATTACTAACAATTCACTAATCGGCGACTTGCGAATGCAAGAGATGATTAGTCAAGAAATCAAATTACTATTAACCGACGTGGCTAACCTACGTAATACGCCATTTATGGAATTCTGCGGATCTATTAATGGCAGCGGATCGCAAACTATTCGAGTACGTAAAGCAGGGCTAGATGGATACGATGGATTCTCATCTTTTACCGGAGCTAACGAAATCGACGCTGTAAGCGATAGCGCTTTAACAGACGATCATGTAGATATTGTCGTAAAAAGACAAGCTATGGCGCGTTCTATCTCTGATCTCGCTTCCATGACTGGTTTAGGCGGTGACATCGATCCTTTCCGTCTAGCTGAGGACATCGCTAGATCATACGAAAATCTATTCGCAGATCTTACAGGGGCTACTTTAAACGGTGGATTTACTGTAACTAAAGGATCTACCGGTGTAGTTCTCGACGTAGATGCTTTTATCGATGCTTTCCAAGCATTAGAGCAAGCCGCTACATTTAAAGGCGCTCCTGGTCCATACGTGGCTGTATTGCATCCTAAACAATGGGGAGAGCTACAGGATTCTATTCGTTCAGAGTCTAATAATGCTCTCGCTTTCGCCCCTGCATCCTTCGAGGCTATGGGCGCTAAAGGATCTCATTATAAAGGTACATTCATGGGCGTTGAGATCTATACATCATCTCATATCGAGAGCGATGGTACAGATTACCAAGGCGCCATGTTTGCGCCCGGTGCTATCGGTTATGCTACTGGTATGCCTCAAGGCTTGCCCGGTGCTGCTGAGTCTATGGAAATGGGCGAAGTATTGATCGAGATGGATCGCGATGCGACTAGAGCATTAACTCGCGTAGTCGGACATGCATACCTCGGTATGGCTGTTATCGATAACGATCGCGGTGTTAATCTAATCTCTGTAGATTAATCTATACACACTAGAGCGGGGGGGATCTTTCCCCCTGCTTACTTTTCAAAAAATAATGTAGAGGTACAAAAATGAATAATAACATGAACGCGCAAAAATGGACGCCGATCCAGAATCACCAACAGCAGTATCTACCCGCGAAGCCTAATCATCCTTTTTATTATAAATGCCATCCGAGCAATTGGCTATTTCAGTATTTCGACGTCGAAGTAGAAAAGGGCAAGAAAACCGAGGTAGTAAAAAAAGGTTTCTTCGTGCCGCATGTACGTATGGAGCGCATCGTACCCGGGGCTAATGGAATTCATCAGATCGAAAAAGAGCTAGGTAATCCCTCATCTCGCATCGGTACATTACAATCTCAAGGCTGGACATATCTCGATCCTCGTAAATATGATTATATGGTAGTGTATCCTGTACGCGGCGGGCGTTATCACGTCCCTAAATGGCTACAGCCTAAAGCGATCGCGGGGCGCCTAATCACGAAGATGGACAACATCGCTAAATTAAAGTGGAATGTATCGCTGCTCGTAAATGGAGATCTACCATTTCCAGAAACTCATTTTTGGGAACTAATGATTATCGACTATCAGAAGCGCCCTGAGCGATTTCTACGAGATCAGCATATCCCAGAGGTCAAGAAGAAAATAGACGCCGATTATCAAATAATTAGCGACATGAAAAAAGCCCTAAAAGATTTTGAGGAAAGAGGGCTAGAGGTTTATCAAGAAATAAAATGACTAGCTCATCTATACCATACGCACCGCAGATTAAAATACCTGAGCTACTAGAGCGCGGGAAATCGCAAACCAGTACCCTACCAGTATATAGAGATGGCTCTTTATTGGCGCCTACCGAGGTACGCTATACTCTCATAGCCCCTAACGGTACTAAGCTAGTAGATAACGCTCTAGCTTCCTTTCCGGCTAACATTCCAGAATATACGCATACAGCAGCGATCCTAAACAACGATCTCAATCTAGGCGAGGGCTATTTACAGGAATGGGCGATCACTATTGGCGGAGCGGTTAAAGTATTTCGGCGCGGTGCTGCCATCGTAAAGCGTCGCCTGTATCCTGTCGTATCCGATGGAGATCTCACAGCTACATATAGCCAGCTAGCAGATCTACGCCCCTCTAGTATGACGTCATACCAGAGCTATATAGACGAGGCATGGTATTCCATAATTCAGAAGATGCGCACAGAAGGCGGCGGGCTAGAGTATCTGGTAATGAGCAGCGAGTCATTTAGGGCAGTACATCAGAATCTAACGCTCTATTATATTTTCCGCGATTTCCATAGCTCTCTAGGGCAGAGTAACGGGCGGTATCTGGATCTAGCTACTGAGCATTACAACCAATTCAAATATGATTGGAAATCTTTATCTTTTGTCTATGACAAGGATCATAATGGTACAGCGGACACAGCTAACGATCGTATTGCAAAACAGCCCGTAATCTATCTATCGAATCCACCGAGAAACTACAGAAGGCGGCGCTAATGTCTGTATCTCTATCTCAATTGCGGCAGGCGGTCACAGCTAAGATCGAAGAAATCAGCGGCTTTAAATTAGCGAAGCTACCGCCGCAATATTTCGGACGTACGCAGAACACCATCGCACATAAAGCCTTTTCTGTAGGTTTCGAGAGTTCTACCGCCTTTAATGAGCGTCAGCGCAGGGGGGTAGGGGTTTATATTAGCTCGCCTCTGCGGGTTATATTTTCGTACCGCCTGCGCCCTCTTGATATATATCCGGTAGATTATGACGCTGCGCTAGATGCTGAGCAAGCGATTATTAGCAAGGTCCTAGAGTCTTACACCGGAGATAATCAATTCTCGATAAAATATGAAAGTTCCGCGCGGCAAGTCATAGACTCGCAAGAATACATTATAATAACCCTACTCTTTACTACACTCAATACCATATAGGAGGCAGCATGCCATACTCAATTGTACCAAAAATTCGCCGCGACGGGGTTATTACTCTGATCGACGGAACTACACCGACCGCCGTAACTCTAGAAGTAGCCTACGAGGAAGGCGATCTATCTATTGACGAGCCTAGCGCCCGTACATTTACCGAGATGCGAGATCGCGGAGCTATTACCAATGTACGCGGAACAGACGATCAAATTATTACAGGATCTTTCTCTTTCCAATTTCGCCAATTTACAGATGCTACTCAAGCCGGATCTGTACGCGATTTCGTAAAAGGTAGAGCGTTCTATGCTGCTAATATTTCTACTGGGCTAGCTGGATCCCCTCGTATCGACGAATCGATCCATTGTATCGATCTAGAATACTTAGCCGCAGGAACCGCTAATGGTGACGATGCAGATCATAAAATTACCCTGTCTAAATGCGCTATTACCTCTATGGGATGGAGCGAGGGCGATCCGGGTACTTTTACCGTTAATTTTAACTGCTACGGCGGCGCTGTCGAAGTAGGACCGGTATAACATACTACAATCAGGGGGGCGATAAAGCCCCCCGCTACATTTTGAGGTAACAGAAATGAAATTAGATCTAAGAAAATTAGGCGAGCACGAGGGCAAATTGCCGCTATCTATGGCTACATGCCTCGATTTCGTATCATTATGGGGATCGGATTTAAACCGCGCTCATCTGGGGCGATTATCTGCCGCTGCTATTGCTGTAGCTCTCGATCATAAACGAGTACTACCCGCGTATAATGTCGCGACGGGCGATCCGATAAAATTCGGGCATAAAGTGCTCGATCGATTATTAGAGGCGGGGGTGTCTGTAGGCTCTATCTATGAGATGGGATCACTAGTATTAACCGAGATGCTACGGGCGATCTCCTTCGATGAGGCAGAGGAAAAAGCAAATTTTTCGCAGGGCGAGGAAGGCTAGATCTCCTCTTTCTGCGGGTAGCGCTGCGATGGGGAAAGGATCCCCATTGGCTCTATACCCTAGATAGCCATGTTCGATCTGATATAATAGCTGAGTATATACTCTCTCAAGAGTCATCTAAGGATCTAGAGGCTCGCAGAGAGAGAAATATGGATCTCGAAATGCAGAGAAAAGCAGATAGAAACAGGATGTAAAATGGCTAAGATAACAACGGGTAAAACTCAGCTAAATGTAGAGGATACGATCGGGAAAATGCTAGACAGCGTACTAAAGAAAGTAGTACCCGATGCGGAGCGCCTGATCTCCTCTACCTTCGAAGAAATAGAGCGCGAGGCTGTTAAAGAATGGCCTCGTCAGGCTCCTCTCATACGTAAAAATAAAGACGGTAAAGTAGTCTTTTACAAAGAGCGATCGGGCGAATCGTGGAAAAAATTTGAGCTAGGTAAAAGACTTGAAAAAGGGCAAATTGTTATCTATCTGCGCAATACAGCGCCGTACTCATGGGCGATTAAATTCGGCTATGACTCGGTAAATAAAGATAATGAGGGTATATTACAGCCCAGAGGCAAGCGAGCCTCTACTGAATTGCTAGTTAAACCTATGCGCAAACAGGTTAATAAAATTGTAAAAGTAATAGCGAATGAGCTAGATAGGGGCATGTAATGGCTACAGAAGAAAGATCGATCGAAATCTCGGCTAAGCTAGACGTTAAAGATCTGATTAGAAATTTAGAATCGATACCGGGTATTACCTCAAAAGAAGCTAAGAAGATGGCTAAAGCCTTCGACCGCCAGCTAAAACAGACAGAGAAAGCCGCGAAAAAGAGCGCAGAGGCATCGAAGAAAGCAGCGAAGGCTACAGCAGCGGCAGCGCGTCGCGGGTCTAAGGATTTCGATCGTCTATCCGATTCTGCGCAACGGGCAGAAAAGCAATTAGAGGAAGTAGCTGATAATGCAGGCGAGATCGATAGAGGTTTTAGCTCTGTAGGGCTAGCTTTACGAGAGGTTAATCCTCAATTAGCAGAGGCAGCGGATGGACTAGCGGATACTTTCGCGGTAGCTGAGGGGCTAGTATTGACCTTTAAATCGTTAAACCCTGCTATGCTCGCAGGCGCGGCAGCACTAGGTACTTTAACCCTCGGCTTTTTTGCCTATCAGGAATCGATAGAAAAAGCTCGTCAATTAACGCTAGATATGCGCGATGCTCAGAAAAGCCTATCAGAAGCGCAGAAAGAACATCGTCAGAATATGATGGACGCCGCCAGAACAATTAACGATCTACGAGATGAATTAGATCTAGCTACTGGCGTTATGACGGAATACGAAGCGCAATTAAGACAAGCACAGCGAGCCGCTAGCGATGGAATACAGGATAATATAGACTATCAGAAACAATTGCTAATCGAAAAGAAAAAAGAGATAGCAATGGTTAAAGACTTGAGAGCGGCGGCGATCGATAACAGAAAGCAGGCTGTAGTATTATCAGAGGAACAGACTAACCAGCTAAGAAACTTGCAATTGCTTACAGAGGGCGCCAAAAATAATTTAGATCTTACTCGTAGAGGCAAGCAGGAAAACGAATCATTAACGGCTATCTATAATCAATTATTGAGCGAAGTAGGCGCCATCGAATACGGGCTAGAGGGTCTAAATAGAATGCAGGAAGAGGCTGTAAATATAGCCGGTCAGATCGTAGAGTATAAAAAAGAGCAAGCAGACGAGGAAAAAAGGATCGCCGCTCAGAAAGAGCGCCTAAATAAGGCGGCACAGAAGGCGGCAGAGCTAGAGGCGGAGCGCCTACGCTTATTAGAGGAACAGGCTAAGGCAGAGGCAGAGCTAGATAAATTCGTAGATGAGGAAATCAGAAAGGGGCTACTCTTACTAAATGCAGAGAGAGAATTAGCTATGCGCCGCTCTGAGGGTATCGAGCTAGAGATCTTTAAAATAGAAGAAAAATATAAGAAGGAATTTGATCGAATTAAAGAGCTAGCCATATTAACAGGCGATCAAGCAGCGGCACAGGAAGCGATAGACATAGCCAAGAAAAACCGAGATAAAGAGATCTCAGACGCTAGAAAGAAGCAGATCGACGAAGAAACTAAGAAGGAAATGGAGCGAATACAAAAGACGGTAGGGGCTACAGGTGATCTCTACGCTTCGATGTCAGATCTGGCGGGCGCCTTCGCTAACGAGAATTATAAATATGCTGAGGAGGCTTTTTATATCCAGAAGGCATTATCGTTAGCATCTGTAACGATGAAAACAGCAGAGGCAATTATGACCGCTGCGCTATCGGCTCCGCCTCCTCTCAATGCTATTCCCATAGCTGCCGCGGCAGCTACAGGGGCGGCACAGCTTGCTACTGTAGTACAACAACAGCCCTCATTTCACATGGGGGGACTAGCTCCGGATGAGGCTAACGCCCGCGTATTACGTGGCGAGGCTGTACTAGATCGCGCTACCGTCCGCAGGATAGGCGGAGAGCAAGGCGTCCAAAAATTACAAGAGGGCAAGCAGGATAACGAAACTGTGGTTATAATACAGCCGTTTAAACATTTCGGGCGCTTCGCGCGAGAGATCGGATTTAAAAAACCTAAGCAGACAGGGATAGCGAGGTATTGACATGGGTAATAACGTAACACCGGACAGAATCAGAGGTTTCTTAGTAGGTACTAAGAGCATCGATAATAATAGCATCTGGGATCAGCAATCTACTTTTACACAGAAAAACCCGCGCGCCGGTATTCCGGAATCATCGCAGATAAGTAGCGGTATGCTCGTAAATGCTGTAGGCGATCAAGAGTCAGATCTAACGATCATAACTACCGAGGGCGGTACAGCAGGCGAAACAGCTAGATTTAATTGGGTAGATACAGCGGGCAATCAATACGGGCGGGATTGGAATAACATCGTTAGCCATTGGGATTATTGGAAATGGTCCGCCTCTGCCGCTGCGGGTAGCTGGTTTAATAGTGATGCAGTATCGAGCAGTCTAGGCGAGCTATTTGTAGTATCTGAGGTATTAGACAGCGCAGGACGCTATACTATCTCACTACGTAAAAAGAAGCGCGACGGAGCTATTACTCTAGTACATACTTTCTACTCTGCGATCCTTGCTGTAGCTCCATCAGAAACTGCTCATCCTGCTATTATACGTATGCCGGACGAATCTCTACTCGTAGCCTACGTTAATTATACAACAGAGGATCAGACGAATATAACGATACATCGATCCTATGATAACGGGGATACGTGGCAAAAGATAACACAGAGAGCGCTCATAGATAACATAGATATATCTGCGAGCGGGTACAACGTGCGAAAAATGAAATTTGCACAGGGTAATAATATTGTAGCGTTATGGCTCGAGCTAGTAGCGAAAAGCGGAACCTCGAGAAATCGATTAGCTCAGTATCGATCTCTGGACTCAGGGCTATCATTTCGCTTGATCGATGTAATCTCTACTACAGCAGAGGGCTATTT